GCCTCCGAATGCGACCTATTGGGCTCTCCTTGCGCAGGTTGGCACGAACGGCACGAACGGCACAAACGGAACAAATGGCACGAACGGGACCTCGTTTACATGGCTTGGGGCGTGGTCTGCCGGTACAACTTACAACGCCAATCAGAACGTTTCTTTCGGCGGCAGTAGCTATATTGCAATTGCGACAAGTACGGGGGCCAATCCTTCGAGTTCTCCTGCTTCGTGGAGTCCGCTCGCTCTGGCCGGATCGGGTAACGTAAACGGCCCAGGAAGCTCTACAAACGGCAACCTGGTCTCGTGGAATGGCACAGCCGGGACTACGATCGCTGACTCTGGCAAGGCGGCTCCTTCTGGCGTCATTGTTGGCACGACCGATAGCCAGACGCTGACGAATAAGACTCTGACGCTGCCGGTTATTGCTTCCATCTCTAACAGCGGGACGATGACAATCCCGACTGGTACGGATACGCTGGTAGGTCGAGCGACTACGGATACGCTGACGAATAAGACGCTGACCAATCCGACGGTTACAAACTACACCGAGACCAACTTCACGGCAACGGTAACGAGTAATGCAATTACATTGTCGTTGACGAACGGGACATTCCAGACAATTACTACAATGGTCGGTGCAAACACAATCACGTTGCCTGCGCCCGCTGTTGGGAAGAGCCTGACGGTGCAAGTGATATATGCGTCAACTCCAACAAGTTTGGCTTTCACATCCCCATCAGGTTCTTTGAAGTATCCCGGTGCTGTAACGCCAACGGCCACTCTGACCAACGGACAAAGCGACATTTACGCATTCATCTCAGACGGCACGAACTGGTACGGCATCCAATCCGGGGCAAACTTCTGATGTTGTCAACTAGCAAAGCATTTTTTCGTAAGGCTGGCGGTGGTGCTGGCCCGACTACTGACGCAACCTTTGCCTATGTCCCATTGTTGTTGGAGACCGGCTCGGCGTCATCTCTGAATACGACGGTAACCGACTCAAGCGCCAGCCCCAACACGGTCACCCGAACTGCAAACCCAAGCACGGGGTGGGTCTCTCCGTACCAGACTGACGGGTATTGGGGGAATCAGTTTAATGGTACTAATGCATATTTGAGTGTTGCTCGGCAGTCTTCATTTTTACTTGGCACAAACAATTTTACCATTGAGTTTTGGGTTTACTTTAACAGCGTTGCCTCTGCTCAAACGGTTGCAGGAAGCCACGTTACTACCGCCGCCGGGGATTGGGCGATTTACACTGCGTCAACAGGCAGCCTTAACTATTACCTTAGCTCAACGGGCGCAACTTGGAATATTGCTAACCAAGTATCAATCGGTAGCATAAGCGTAGGAACTTGGTATCACGTTGCGCTTGTCCGAAACGGGTCTGTATTTACGCCGTATTTGAATGGAGTTGCTGGAACAACTACGACTAGCTCTGCGTCTTTATTTGCCTCTTCCGCTCCTGTATCAATAGCGGCAAGCAACAACCCTAGTACCTATTTCAGTGGTTATGTATCTAATTTTAGGATGGTAAACGGCACAGCAATCGTCCCCCCTGCTGGCGGCCCTACTTCTCCTTTGACTGCGGTAACCAACACCGTTCTGTTGACCTGCCAATCCAATCGGTTTATTGACAACAGTACAGCAAACTCTGGGGTAGGTTTTCCGATCACAGTAAACGGCACCCCACAAGTAACCCCATACTTCTACCCTAGTGGATTCACCGCACCAGCCGCGAGTCCGGGTGCTGGGTTGTTTAACGGGACGAGTCAGTATTTGAGTTCTACTACGGGTACAACCGTCTTTCAGTTTGGCTCTAATCCATACACTATTGAGGGATGGGTATATCAAGCCACTAGACCAGCAAGACAGTGGCTTTGCGGCGGTGTATTTTCTGGTGCATCATATCAAGTGGCTATCAATGCCTCGGGATTTATTTTTGGCAGCGTTTCTGGGATTGGGGATTTAACCGCAGCTACAATTGCAGTCCCGTTAAATGCTTGGACTCATTTTGCGGTAGTCAGAACAAGCACATCTTCAGGTGGGGTGGCGTATTATATTAACGGCGCTGCCGCTGGAACGGCTACGGACTCATCCAATATTTCAGGAACAACCACAACTTTAAACGTTGGAACAACAAACAACGACGGTTCTATAGGAATTAACGGATACATCGGAAACTTCCGTGTTGTCAAAGGTACGGCGGTCTACACAGGCGCATTCACCCCACCAAGCGGACCACTGACCCAGAACAGCGGGACGTATCCAAGCCTCACCAACGTAGTCACAGGGTTTACCGCAGCCAACACAACCCTGTTGCTCAACCTCGCAGACAGCAACTACAACAGCGCGACGAACGGCGTACAGAACAACACCTTTATTGACAGCAGCAACTACGCCTTCCCCGTCACCCGCAACGGCACAGCGACGCAGGGTTCATATACTCCGTATTGGCCGAACGGGCAGTGGAGTAATTATTTTGCGGGAAGCCAATCAATCAGCGCACCGGCATCGTCTTCTTTTCAATTTGCTGGCGACTTTACTATTGAATGTTGGGTATTTAGAACGACAACAGGCGACCAAACAACATATATTCAAACTAACAGCACCACCTATTTTGCGTTGAATGTAAATGCTGGAACAGGGCTAAACATATATTTAAATTCAGCCACTGCAAGCATTGCAGCAACCGACCGTGTCCCGGCACTAAATGTTTGGAATCATGTAGCCCTAGTGCGTTCTGGATCTGGGTCTGGTAATGTAAAAGTTTATTTAAATGGGGTGGTCTCCGCTACAACCACGACCAATACCTCAACGCTTGGATACAACTTGGTGGCCTATGTTGGTTCTATAGGTACTCAATCTAGCGGGTCCAATGTTGGTTATATTTCCAACGTAAGAGTTGTTGCCGCCGCCGTTTACACTAGCAATTTTACTCCACCAACCGCTCCCCTTGGTGTAACTTCTGGTGGACAAAACCCGCCAACAGGCACCCAAACAAAGCTTCTAACTTGCCAATCCAACCGATTCATTGACAATAGCAGTACCCCTGCGACAATCACAGTAAACGGCGCCCCGTTAGTCCAAGCATTCCAGCCGTTCTCCCCAACGGCCTCGTACACCACTGCGCTGTATGGTGGGAGCGGGTACTTTAATGGTAGTACGGATTATTTGAGTATTACCGATGGCGCCGACCTGAAATTGGGTTCTGGAAATTTTACAATTGAGGGATGGGTCTATTGTCCTGCAGTTTCAGGAAACAATTCTATATATTCTAGAAATTTGTTCGGGATGATTATTGGAATTTCTTCAAGTAATTTTACATTTTTTGCATCTTCAAACGGATCAAGCTGGAATCTTGCAAGTGGAATTACTTTCGGGGCAGCAACATCAAACACTTGGGCTCATTTTGCTGCTGTTCGCAACGGAGCAAACATTACCTTATATTTAAACGGTGTTTTGGGTAATACTGTCGCTGTTAGCACAAACGCATTATATGAAGTAACAGCGCCAACTGTAGGGTTTTGGACTAGCGGCGGTGCAAACTGGTACTTAAACGGGTATGTTTCCAACCTTCGAGTAGTCAAAGGCACAGCAGTCTACACCGGAGCATTCACCCCACCCACGCTCGCGCCGTTAGCCACGACAGGCCCGACCAGCGCAGCAAGCTACTCAAGCACCACCAACGTCAACACGACCTTCCTAACACCGGCCAGCCTCCTGCTCAACATGACCAACGCAGGAATCTACGACGCCGCCGCGCAGAACGTGATAACGACGGTTGGGGATGCTCAGGTTAGTACCGCGCAGTATAAATGGCCTCCAACAAGCATAAGGTTTGATGGGACGGGCGATTATCTCAGTGTCAGCGCGGGTTCTCCACAAAGTTTAACTTTTGGAACTGGGGACTTTACAATTGAGTTTTGGGTTTACTTTACGAGCAACACTGGGCAGCAATGTTTATATGACGGGAGAGCTGCTGCGGGGGCGTATCCGCTTTTATACACAAATGCTGGAGTTATTACTTACTATGTTGGTGGCGCCCCAGCAATTACCAGTATTCAACCGTCAACAGGCGTTTGGTATTTTATGTCTTTGATTAGAAGCAGCGGCACCACGCGGTTTTTTATTAACGGTACGCAATCTGGTGGCAGCTACTCCGACTCTACTAATTACTTAGCACCGCCAACATCTGGTGCTAGGGTGGGGGCCAATTATACCGGCGGCGATTTTTTGTTTGGTTATATTGAAGATTTCCGAGTTACTAAGGGTGTTGCCCGTGCCGCCACCCCTATCCCAACAGCAGCATTCCCAACGAGGTAACCATGCAAATCGCTAACCAAGACCTCATTATTAAAGACCACACTGAGTGGTTTCCTAACACTTCGTTCGGTGAGCGTGGGCCGTCTGTGGATTGGATCAAGTCCGAGGGCTACTACGTTATTACGGTGTGGAAGCCCTACGACCACGCAACAGAGAAGCTTGTATCTGCGGCTCCTCATCTGTATGACGGAATGTGCTGCATCGTTGACGTAGAGCCACTTACCCAAGAGGAGCTTGACCAGCGCGTAGTGACACAGTGGCAGGTTGTCCGTACCCAGCGCAACCAGATGCTCAAAGACACCGACTGGACCCAATTAGCGGACG